CTCCGACGGCTGCGGCCATGACGCCAAGGGAAGCCTTCCCGAAAGTTGCAAGCTTGCCCATAGTGTCGCGGACATTTTTATTCATCTCGTTTAGGCCTTTTTTTACCCCAGCCTGGTCAATCTTTGTGTCAATCTTTATGCTTCCGTCTGCCATGTCATCCCCCGAAGAGTGCGCCGAGTCCCGGCGTGTCCAGTCTAACCGCGTCCTGTGCGCGCCGTAGTTTCTGCCTATATTCTGGCGAGTCGTTTTTGTCCGGCTCTTTTAATCTCAATTCAATTGTTTTCTGCATGATCGTATCATCAGGAAGCCCGCGGAAAAGTTCAAGGAAAATGTACCAGTGCATTTTTACTGATCGTAAATCTATTTGATACGCCTGCATGAAAGATGCGTATATGCGCCCTGCGTCTATCGTAAAATCAAAGCACCGTTTTCCTTCTCCGCCTTTTTTGTCTCCGCCTGAAAGAAAGTTTTCAATGAATGGCCAGGGGTCTTCTTCCGGCAATCCTTCAGGAAAAAAAAGCGCGGCTATCTTCGCCGCCTTCTCGTCGTCTGGAATATCTGACTCGAAAACCTCGAAAAACCTCAGCGCGGCGCGGAAGTCGGAATTGAATCGCTTGCCTCCGCACGTTGTTGGAAGCTCTTCGAGGAGGAGGTTCATTTTTTGATTGCTCCCATGAGTCGGCCGTTTTCTTCAATGCTATCGGTTATCAGTTTTGATACCTCGGCAAATACAGGGAACAGGGAGAACACGGAATTATTGCAATCCTTTTTGATCTGCTTCCAACTTTTTACGCCGAGGACCATTGTGATAAAATCGCGCTCGAGCTGGTAGAGCACTTTCATTTCCTGGCCGTCGACATTGCTTTCGGCAAGCCCCTTAATTTCCTCGGCCTTCGACAACCATAGCTCCAGGATCTCCGGGTCGCCTGTCTCGAAGCTGTAGACTTTTTTCTTTCCCTTGAGATCCTCTATCTCGAGAGTTTTAACACTTGATCTGATTTTCATTTCGTTACCTCCATTTTGATAAAGGGCGGAGCCGAAGCCCCGCCCATCCGATTAAGCCTTAATGTCGGCAGCTTCAAGAAGTTCAACGGCGAACTTTACAACGCGTTTGTTTGCGTCGAGTTCATACATTCCGAGATACTGGCCAGCGGTTGCGGGAATATCCGCTCCGGTGGTGTACGCGGTCAAGAGTCCAGGGTATCCGTTCGCGTAGGCGGTCTGCGTTGCGGCAGTCAGCTTGTACGCGAGAGTGTTTCCGGCGCCTGCTGTCGCGGAGAATGTGGTGCATCCAACAGTGACGGCGGCGGCGGCTACGGTCGCGGTGAGAGCGGCGGCGGCGGCTTCGACAACCAGAGCGGGTTCACCGTTAAGGTCAAGAGAGCAGGCGAAGTCTACCTTACCCTGCGCGTCTCCGCCTCCGATGACAACCGCGTTGATTGTAACCGAACCAGAGATTTTGCGTCCGCGTGAGTCGAACGCCTGGAAATTGGTCTTGCAATCATCTCCCAGGGCGAGTTCCTTCGACGCGATGTAATCCTGCGCGACGTCTCCAACAACGCGATGTCCGACAACGTCGTAGGTTCGCTGTTTTCCGATAACGTCCGAGGATGCCCAGCCGTTGCCGTCGAGGTACGCGGTTTGGTCCTTGTTCTCGTTATTGTTCGGCGTGATGCTTGTGATCCCACGAGCCAAGCGCACCCAAGTACGTGTAGCGCCTTCGGGCGTGGTGTCTATCTGGAACAGATAGTTAAAGTTCATTTCAAAGGTTCCAGCCATTCAATTACCCCCTTGTGGTAAAATAGTTCAGCCGGAAACCGGCTGTATATGTATAGTCCCCCGCTTCCGTCTTCTGCACAAGCGAAGGATTGGAAGTCGGTTCCACTGATACCAAAGTTTCATCGGTCAGTTGTACATCCTGTAAATCGAGAACCGGGAATAAATCACACAGAGTGTTGTATGCCTTCCCGCTGTCGTCGCTTCGTGTATAAACCGAGAACGGAAACTGTCCGTCTCTCGATTCGTCAAGGTATCGCACCTCAACCGGATTCCCTGGGTTAGCGCGTATCATCATAGCATCGCCTGCGTCTGTCGGTATCATGTCGATATAGACAAGCGGTCCAAGAATAGTCGCGTGCGCGGTTATGTATGCGGCGAGGTCAGCGATTATATTCTTCATTTGCCAGCTTCTCCCAGTTTTTCATCTCTCGCGCCTTCGCGTGTTCGAACCATTGCGGCGCGGCGTTCGGGTTTATGTCCTTCGACAATTTCGCCTGCTCGTCGTAGTATCTTTTTCGCGCATATATTTCGTCCCATTCTACAGTCCCTGGCTCTGGTATGTGCCCGCTCCGCATGAGCGTCCCTTCTCTCATCGGGATGTTGAAATTAGAATCCTTCAGCACCTGAATATCTAGCGCGAGCTGTGCGCGGTCAACCCCGCTCTCAATCTTCCGCTGAATCGCGCTCTCATCAAGATCAATAGTTATCGTCATGCGCCGACCAATGCGAGCCGAACGTGATGAACTCCGCCGTCGCCGGAAGGGTCGGAGATTTCACGGATTAAATACGACGCGCCACCATAAACAATCTTACCGTTCTTCTCGAAGGTCTGCCCGGAAGGTCGTGAAATAGATGAATCGAAATACAGTGCGCCCTTGTCATTCTTCTGCTCTCCGGTCGCAATCATGACGTTTTGCTTTATCTTCGAAGTAAAGCGAACAGCCGAAAGCGTCACCTTTGTCCCATATGTCGGTTTGCCCCTTGCGTCGAGTCCGGTCACTGGATAATAATCCGCCGAGTGTGTAAGCATTATTTCGCTTATTGGCGCGCTCATTCTGCAACCCCTGGAACATTGTACTCGGCTTCTACTCCGGAGAGCATCGACGGCGTATACTGCCTGCGGTCCCTGTACTGTGATTGTGCCTGAGTGATGACCACGCGAGCACGCCGGTGCTTTTCAAGCGCCTTCTCGATCGTCTCAGGATACCCAGAACCGCCGACTGCTGCGCGAGTGTACGAATACCCTTCGATGTTTTCGCTCTGGTATACGCTTGATCCTTTCTGCGCGCTTATTTGATACGTGATCATCTGCGCGGCGATGAGTTTGAGCGACGCGGGAAAATCCTCTGCGTCAGTATCGAAGCCGAACGAATAGTTGCACGCCTGCACAATGTCATCCTGGACAAGCGGAATAAACGTCGATATGAGCGCGTCTTGCGCTGTGTCGGTTATTCCCCTGAGAGTTTTATATTCTGCAAGCGTGATTACTGCCATTTATTTACCTCTTTCCGGGCTTCCGTCCGGGCTTCTTCGCGGCTTGCACAGGCTCATCCGGTTTGTTCTCAGGCCCGGCTTCTTCCTGCGGTTCTTTTACCGGCTCGTCTTCTGCTACGAAATAAACGCCGGGATGGGCTGCGAGCATCTGGCGTGCCACGTTATCGGGAAGCTCGAACAGGTGTGTCACCGATCCGTTAACCTTTTTCATTTTCATTTGATTCCCCCTTTTCCTATACCGCCTGAATCAAGCGGCATGAGAAAAGGCCGGAGCCATAAGCCCCGGCCAATTCATTAAGCGTCTTCGAGTACGCGGACAACTCTTTTCGGATTAACCATAGTCATACCGTAAAGAATGTCATACGCGACGTTAAGGTTCAGCGTTGCGCTATCGGTCCATGTAGTAATGCGTACCGGGAGACCCTGCACGTTTACGATGCTCGACATAGCGCCGGGCTTCGGAGCGGTTGCATAGGCTCTGGCAGCGAACGCGAGCGCACCGGGAGTGAACGCAAGAAGCGACTGTGTTGGCGTCACGGTGACAACCTTGTCATTCGCGGCGGCGCTGGCAAGCGCTGGCGTGAAGGTGATCGAAGTCGTATCGCCCGAAGTGACCTCGGTCGAAATAACGGTATGCCACGGGGTGCCGGTTTCGTCTGCGATCTTGAACATATCGCCCACGCGGATGGGATTGGCGTCGTCGTTGAACCCGTCTACCACGACGGTAGTCGCGCCAGCCGGGAACTCGGTCGCATGGACGATAGCTCCCGCAACGTCGGTGGGTGTGTACTTTG